TTTTTTTTTTTTTTTGCAGAATTGACCTCAGGGCTTGATCACCATGTGCGAGCGCACGGTGCCTTCCCTCTATCGAGTTCGAGATCACTACTCTTGAAACTTGTAACCTATGATAAAAATTCAGACGAGGGGACAACCCTCTATCTTAAAAAACTCATTAGTTCAGTTTCAAGCATAGAAGGCGCTCACGCGTTCCCTCATCTCAGGAGAATAATTTATGTCTTTCCCCCCACCTCGGTCACTGAGGTGTACGTTCACATTAATGCCTGCACACACAGTACATTAATATGAATATCATAGACAATCTTGTTAGGTACAAGATATAAACCTCTCTTTTTAAAGAAAAAGAGTAAAACTATGGTAGCGTATATGGTGTGACATTGGCAGGTCCATATGAATACGCTAAAGGTGCTCCAGTGAAGAAAAATAAATTAAAATCTTCTCCAACTGCAAGATAATCTTGGAAAAAAGCCAAACTAGGATCACTGAAAGCTTGGGCCCACGTCAAATTTAAAGTATCAACTGTACCAGCAGTAGTACTAAGATCAGTATTATTATTATTTTTAGCTAATTTAAAACGACTAAAATAATAGTAAGGCGATTCGACTTCCAATGTATTATTTTGTTGAGCATAAAGTGCCATTGCTCCAGAATTGGTACACGTATAAACATCTATCAACTCAGAATAGGCTTGTGGATCATTAATAGTAGGTGAAGCAATGGTAGACCGTGTTTTGGATTGATTAGGTTCACCACGCGCTACAGTAATATTAGTGTAATTACCATTTGCTCCAGACATATTATACGAATATTTATGCCTAAAAGATCCCCTAAATCCAGTAAAAGCTGGCATAATCCAAGACAAATGTGTAGTTTTCACAATATTGAAGGGCTTATTAGGAATAGGAGAAGTAGTAACAACAGAACTAGGAACAGAGTCAAGTCCTGATGCAATATAACCACGATAAATAGGTTCAACTGGAACAGTAAGAGTGTTAATATTATATGCACCACCGGTCCCAATAGTTACTCCCCATAAACGCTGTAAATTATATCTCTTCAATAATTGACGCAAACTTTTAACCTCCTCACCAAATAAAATTGCGGAAAGGGGATTTTGTATGGTGAGTCCTGGTCCCATAGACTGTTCTACACTAGTAGAAATAGGAATGCTAGGTTGTTCAGTTTCTTCCTTATCAGTTAAAATTTCATTTCCAGATTGTGGTTCAAATCCAGATTGCCACTGGAAATATGAAAAATTTTCCATCAAATCATTAGTAGGTACTGCCACTTCAAAATCATCACACATATTAGTAAAAACATTAACAGAAACATTTGAAACAACAGTTGAATTTGGTGTAGTTAACTCATTTAAAACATAAACAGCTATATTTCCATTCCAAGAATCGGTTGTAGGTACAGTAGTAGGTAAAATACCAAAAGGTACCTGAGGGCCAGTTATGGCATTGTACATATAATCGGTATTAATTTTCAAAAAAGGTTTAGGATTACCCCATCCTACCCTAACCGTAAAATCAGTAGTATCTGCGATATCAACTATATGCACATATTGGACATTATACTCACCTGTTGAACCGAAAAAATAAGGTTCATAAACAATTTTAAGACGTCCTTTATGATAATTGGAACAAACAACCTGAAAACGAAACTCCATAGAACCTCTCCAATAACGAAATGGAACAGATACCCAACAGGAAGGCGTCATATGCAAAGCCGTGGGTTTACTAACGTTGTCGACGTCATACATTAAAGGAGAAACGAAAGAATTCCATAACAGAGTCTCTGATACCGTAGACACGTTCCAAGGAAAATTAGTAAGATAAGACTGCCGCTTAGCCAAAGAAACTATATCTAATTCATCAGCACCACTCAAGCCAGTTGTTCTTGGATCAATAGTAGTTTCATTTTTAGCATCCAATGTTAACTTCTGCGATGTATCCTGAAGATTCGCTGTGGCCATATTACCAACTTGTCTTTGAACAACTTCAGTAATAGGTTGAATTCCAGTTGGTCTAGAAAAACCAAACAACATAGCCATTTCTTTTACCGCACCAGCCGCAATTTCAGTTGCTCTTGCATAATTTCCAATCATAGGTGCCTTAGTAAGAGCGCCAGCAGCTTTTTGTACAACAGAAGCAGGTGATGAAATAATACCAGTGCCATATTCATCTCCAGCTTGAGGAACAAACTGTTGATCGATATTAATTAATGGTGGTACATTCTTACGTTTTCTAGGTTTCTTGACCTTCTGAGGTAAATCTTCAAATTTCACTAAAAATACTTTTTTAGCGTCCTTTGGTTGCTTAATCTCACGAATTACCTTCATCCATTTATAATCAGTTAATGAATATTCACCAGATTGAGGAACAATAGCTCCAGCATCGGTGGAAGTAGGTATAGCTAAATGGACATCCATCGCACTAACGAAAACAGAAATATTAATAGTTTCAGTCGCTCCGTTAGCATGTTGTAGATTATTAAGTTGCCTGATGGATATAACACCCATAGCTGACCATTCAGATAAAGGAATACTCAAATAATTATTATACCAAAAGAAAGGTAAAATCATCTCACCACCTTGAGAATTGGTAGGATCAATATAAATATGAGGTCTCTGTGATGCTTGAATAGAATCTTGCCCGACCAAAGCGCGATCTAGAGTAAAACCGTCAGCATTTGGCAATGGTAAATAACTGGCTAACAATCGCCCATAAAAGAATCCATTCGCATTAATAACAAATTTAACACGCAATTTTGCACGTAACAAATTATAATTACTAATACGGTTGACAACTCTCTTATTTCCAAAGAAAAGCGACCAAGGATTAAAAGACTCATAAAATGGAGAAGTTTGTCCGACAGTCCAAGAATATGTAGCTACCTTAACTGGTCGAGAAAAGAATTCCTGTAGTGAAGCATCAGTGGTTGTCGAAATACCATAAGATGGATCCGGATCGGAATCTACAGTATATGTCCATGAAGCATTTTCATCATTAAATGAAGCCGTTTGCATCGTGGAGTTATTTGAGGGTTCATTAATTGTCAAACCCATTATTCCACTTTGTGGAATAAAATTCGAGAAATCCATCTCTAACCCTTTTGAGTTGTGGGCTCCAACACAAAATGCAGCTATAGCATTATTAGCATTATTTTCAATTTGTTCGGTAAGCTTTTTATATATAATTAGTGCCAAGCTCAATGCACTAATCAAGAGCATTTATACAATGTCGTTTTGTACATTAAAAATACGTAGAATGCAAGCCAATCTCCGACTAAGATGGTAACCAATACATTCTACGGCGTGCTAGGGCGATATTTTGCAATCCAGTCTTGAATCCTCTCTTCGTAGGATACTTGACAACCTGGCACTACGAGTTTAGCCTCCTCGCAGAGGTGTTGCATGGTTTGTCTACGCTCTTCATAAATGGATTTACCATGAGAAAACCATTCACGTAATGCACCATCAATATTGATGGCAGCTTGTTGCTCTGGAGATAGGTATTGCGATTTTAATACACTATGTAAACTCTTAAAAATTGACTGCTCATCTAGAGCTCCAAAGAAAATTTGTAAATCAGGATTCCAAACATTTTTTCGTTTTAAGAAATCCGCATCGTTTGTATGCATGAATTTTGTTGGTGTAGATTCTTTATCTGGCATAGTGAATACTATATCTCTTTCTTTTAAAAATGCAGCATAAGAGAGATGATTAAAGTTATCAGCATTCTTGGAAACTGAACCTTTCACATCATCACCATATGTCATCATTTTGGCATTTTCTCTAAAATCTTTGCCAGGGTAAATATGCAAAAAAAGCACACCTCATCAACAAAGAATTAACAATACTATTCACAAAAACAGTAAGGCTTTGACCAGAAGGATTTGTTCC